GACTAGCTCGTACCCCTAACGGGGTACGAGCTAGTCACCCACCACACCCACCACACCACACCACACCACACCACACCACACCACACCACCCAACACCACACCACCCAACACCACCCAACACCGAAGCGTCGAACATCAACTCATAATTTTAATAATCATCTGCTTAGTAGCAGGATACTGATTATCGGACGTCCACACCAACTGGCGTTTCTCCTTATCCAAACTGCATTCCAAATAATCGTTATAAACAGTATCACCTATTTTGATATTTACATATAACCTAGTAGGCGTTAGTGGAAAAACCGTCCTCTTAGCATCACTAATAGGTTGACTTTTTAATAATATAGTATTTTTATAATTGTCTTTAGGAAAATCCTCTGCAACATCTTTTGATAACATCATATAAGGAGATGAAATTTTTAATTCACCAGTAGGCGCTGAAACCTGTAATTGGTTAGTAGTATTCCAGCCCTCAAAAGAAGCCCTACCCACATCAGCTGTGACAGTTGGAATATAACTTGCGCCACAAAGTAAACCAGATATAACGCTTATAATATAATTAGTGGCATCCTCTGTAAAATGCAAATTATCACTGTTGTAAAACGCACCGGTCAAATAGTAATACGGCATAGCAAAAATGCAAGGCACATAGTTATCTTTAGCCATATTCTTAGCTTTAGTAAACAAATCTTGGTAAGTATCATATGCACAACTAGCAAATATATAACAAACTTCTGCGTTAGGAAAACTACTTCTAGCGTTCTGAACAGTACTAACAACTTTATCTTTAAGCTGAGTCCATGTAAAACTACTATCATTAGCACCACCAACAATATATACATACTTTATCATTTCTTTTTGACTAGCACTCATTTCACTTTTAGCTAGTTCAATTAAATCGTTAAAGGATACATCAGCCCATTTACCTGCAAAACCTGCGCCGCCTTTACTGTATTCATACCAATTTTTAGCATTTAGCATATAACGAACACCATTTGGTAATTTGTGATTATAATTTACACTATAAGAGTCACCAATCCATAAAATGTTATCTTTAGTATCATTTTTTCTATCTGTAATTTCAGAGTTTAAATGATTTTCAAGTTGAGCTGTTTCTTGTCTGTATGCTTCAACTTGTGCGTTATAATTGCCAGTATTAACCCAATAAGTCTTATTACTTATATCAACATTTGCTGGTACAGGGATTTTACTTGTAAAGCTATTACCAGCATATGTTACTATTGATAATGCTTCATACTGTAAAGCCTTATTCCATTCACCCATAACTTTAGGTACATATCTAGCACCAACGTATTGCCTGTTAATTAAACCACTCATAATATTTACCTCTCTTTCTTAATAGCTCAACACTAAATGGCCGTAGTCATAATTACCAACACCGATATTATTACCAATATCAAGTCCAGTAGTATTAAAAGTAATAGTTTCCCAAGTTTTAGGAATTGTATAAATGATATAACCCTCGTCGCTAATTGATACGAAAATCATTGTAGCTAAATACTGAGCTATAATGTTCTCTGCGAAGCTAGTATCAAAATTATCAATCCAATTTTGAATTGTCTGTACTTCCTGTTTTAGCTTATTAATTTCGTCGTTTTGGAGCTTGTCAGTTTCAATTAAATTATTAATATAAGTTACCATTTTGCACAGAATTTCATAATAGCTTAAGCTGTCATCATAGACAAGAGGTAAAACCTTGTAGCACCAAAACCTAAAAAAATCTCTGTCACAGTTGTTCATATTACGCACCCTTTCTAATAAATTGTAAAGAATAAATCCTTAAGTTCGTCAATAATCATCATATCGATATTTAGGAATGTCTCTCTAAATTTTAGAAGCATTTCAGATTGATTACCTTCATACCCTAAAACTTTGTCAACATAGCTGTCACTTCTTTCGCCTGTTCCTGTTTCACTGTCAGTATTGCTAACATTTAGCGAACTAGTCGTACTATCCGTACCAACATTGTGTGTAGCGTTTGTTAAATAATCGATACTGTCAAGTCCGCTAATACCACCCTGAGGTGTATCACTATAATAGCTCCAGGTATCAGTACTTCCGTCAGTTCTCGAACTGCTAATATTAGAGCCATTTCTGTTAGTGGATTTGGTTTCGCTTCCACTGCCTTCATGTGTAACACTTCTGTCCACACTAACTAAAGGTTGAATTTTTAATAATTCGCTCTGATAAAGCTGATTATAATAAGGCATAATGTTTTTCATTTTATCACTTAGAAATAGTTTCCATCTACCAACAGATTCGCAACAAATTTCACGAGTGTAGTAATGTCTTAAAATCTTCTTACAAAGTTCCGGCCGATATTTTTCATCAAAAATTGGAAAAGCACTAAAGATTTTATTCCAAGATTTATCAAGGACAGATTCGACATCATTAAAACCAGCCGACACTGAAAGGTTGGCATTGGTTTCACAAATAAATCTAACTTGCGTTGTATATTTACTCATAGACATCCTCCTTCCTGTCATCATTCTGATTGAATACATCACGGAAATGACAACTTATCTGAGTACCGAACATTTCGTTAATCTGCTCACAGGCTTGTTGTCTAGCAAATTCTCTCGAATATCTGTTAGCCATTACACCACCCTGTAGTCTCTGCACTTCGTCCTTAATCATTCTTTCTTTTTTCTGAACACTTATGTTAGATATACCCAAGTAAGTAAGAGCTTCATTCCAGAGATTAACCTTTAACTCATAAAGCTTATCAGCGACATAAGGCGCACCAGTTGTGAACACACCAAACGAGCCACCGTCACCCTCCATGAAATCATTACTAGCAAAAATAACAGGTTGGTTGCCGTCATACTGCATATAAGCGTTCTGAAGAGCTAATTGTTGATGCTCACTACCTTTAATCAAAATCGGTGTTCTTTGAGCCTTACAATTAATATCAATACTTGCGTCAAGTTCAGCTAGTCTCTTAGCGTATATTTCCATTTTATCTTTACAACACCAATGAGTCATATTATCCCAAATGATAACACTGTCACTTCTACCGCACACACGTTGATAACCATTAGAAGCATAAGCACGTCTATCGAACGGAATATTGTAAATATCAAGTTGGCCGCCGAGTACACTTCTTAGGCACAGATTTCCCATAACTTCATCATTAAAATACAGCATAGCACCATTTTCATAGAGACCAACTTCAATAAAACGGGCATCTACAGAGCTAGGAAGCCCAACCCATTCAAACGAGCTAATCGCTATTTCCGTAAATAAATCCAAGTATTGGTCAAAAGTGTAAAGCTGATAACAAATGCTGTCACTAAATGAAGTACGCTCTTGAGCTCGTCTTGCTTTTCTTGCCTTACTCAATTTTATCCATCTCCTTTCTAAACTGAATTATCAAGCGAATAATTACCGACTTCATCAGGGTGTTTCCAAAAGGTAATACCGTTATTAAAATAGCTTTCAATTAAGGCTATATCATCGCTAGGAGCACCGCCAACTATTGTGCAATCAACAGTTTTTGTGTAATTCCAATGAGGTCTACTAGAAACATTAGGCACTTTAGTTGTATGACAGGCATACCCAAACACGTCAAAATACTTGTCTATTGCTTTAGCATACTCAGCGGTAATTGATTTTCGTTGAGCTTGAAAACACACTTGACCTTTACCAAAAAGTGCGTTATTAGTAGCATAATTGCCCTTTACGTCGTTAGCAGAAATACTAGCGGTGTAAGCACTTGTTAATATATTTTGGACACTACCCAGAGCTGAATTACTTGACTGTCCAGTAATCATACCCGAAGCAGTCTGAACGGCTGACGGAATAGCGTTAATTGTTATTGGTACAGCATTTTGAGCAACCCACGCATTAAATGCGTCTACATTCCACGAACATAAAGGGAAGCTGTCAAGTGTGATTGTTTCCGTCATATCCATTCTGCCTGTTCCTGATGTTTTTGTGGCCTTGTATCTATCAAGGCGCAACACTTCCTGTACAGGCATTGTCATGTTACCTACTATGTTATAATACGGTGTAAGATTTTCTGAGAATTCATAGCGTTGGATTAATGTTTGACCGCAATTATTTCTTACTTCATTAAAATTGAATGGATAAGTGTATAGTTTCTTGTTTCTCGGCCTGTATCCGTTTATTGTATCACTAGCCCTAATTGGAACACCAGTAACATTTATCGGACTAGTATTCCCTGTGAATGTAATATTAATACCTGCATCCGTTACCTTAACAGGAAGTATATCTGTAGGACAAGTGTATAGAGCTAAGATATTGTCGGGAGTAGTTAAATAGCTATTTAAAAACTTAGTGAGATTATTACTGCCTGCTTCTGTGTTAGCAAAGGCTTTTATTTGATAGCCACTATAAACACCGTCGTATAGATGGCCTCCCGATGTGGCAAGTAGTACCATGGTGCAAGTACTTAAAGAGCCCAACCCAATTAACTGAGCGTCATCGTTGTAAACATATTCGCCACACTCAACATTTTCTGGAAGGATATGCTCACCGATTCTATCGGATAGACTGTGTTCACGTTCAACAAAGCATTCTTTACGCTCAATATCAAACCAGTACGATTGTATAACATCAATTTGAAAGCTTATCTCGGCAGTAACATTGTTAATATACTCAATCCCAGTCACAAATGCATAAAACCAGCGAGTACTGAAAGCCGAGTTTTGAAACATCATGTAATTACAATCATATAACGAGTCGGCTGTAGCCTGCAAACGGCATTTACCCTTATTAACTCTGTTGTAAGTTACTTTATTAAAATGCTTTTTGGACTTACTAATAAAATAATCCGCTTGTGTTTTCTTATCTGAAAAATAAATTGAGTGTTTCTGCTGAGTGGAGAGAGGTACTCCACTCAGCATGTACACCTCACTATCGGGCACTATGTACATAATTCATCATCCTTTATTTAATTCGCCTTCAGTACCTACAGCTTTACTATTTAATACGACTTCAGTACCTACAGCACTATCGCCATTGATGTCTGTAATTGCGGTGTAGGTTGTTCCATCTAAATCAGCTACAAGCGTGATGTTTGATTCAGATTTTGTTGACGGAATTACAATAGCACCATATTTCTGTACGGCAATACCATCTCTTGCAAGAACGTCCGTCTGAACAAAATTAACCGAATTAGGTGCAAGCGTGGCTGTGCCATCCTTTACGTTCAGTGTAAAGATTGTACCAACATCAGAAATATCTTTTCCTGTGATTTTAACAGTGATGCTTTGAGGCAGGGAAATTGTCTCATCACCGTCAACAAAAACGATTGCATTAGCAAAAGGCGAGTAAGAAATAGTTTTCCAACAATGTAGCCAATAATTCCAATATAATCCACTGCCTACACGTGTTTCGTCAAATTCAAATAAGTTATCATAAATTTGAAACCATTCTTCATCAACCAAAACACCCTTAACGTTTTTCATAAGTGCAAGCTCCTCTGCTGTCACTTCTTCAAGACCTGTGGACTCTTCTCTAATGGCTTCAAATCTTTCATTATCAAATGACGCAAAATCATCAATTAAATGAAGTTTTCCTATGAATGTTGCTTTATCCATATTAAAAGCACTAGCAAGTACTTTAACATCAAATTTAGCGTTAAAATCAGCGTCCATAAAAATACACTGTTTATCAATAGGTGTGTTGTTCTGTACATGACTCTCATTAAATCTACCTGTCATATCAATAGGGAGTAAATTTGATTTCCCTCTAAAAGCTACAGCCACACTATCCATGTCAGTAGTATCAATCCGCTGAGGATATACTTTACCGTGAGAAATTGCTTTAATGAGCAGATACTTAAAAAGTAAGTATTCGTCGTATTCAGCTGACTGATAAACTTGGTCAATAATTGATGTAATAAGATTAGTTACACCGTCAGCAGATGTAAAGGCACGTCTTAATGCCTGTTTCTCAATAGTAATTGGATACATTACTCGCCAATTAGTCGTGTGAAAGACTGACTGAACATTAGGAAGAGTACGTTTAAACTCCCTACTAGCACCCTTCTCGGCATCATATTTTACGGCCTTGATAATACCAACAAAAATATCCTCTACAGTTTCGCCGAATTCGAGATAGCCCTTCTTGAGGTGCTTATAAGGATTGTTAAAAGTTGCACTCTGCATACGCACCAATGCAATTCTATTAATTAAAGCGTTGATAAATTCGTTGGCGTGTGTCGGATTTCCAAAAAGGATTTCACCAACCTTTGGTATGTCCTGTTCCTTATCTATTTTTGGAACATCTTTTTGATAAGCATATGATGCATTATTTCTAATAACATTTAAAATGTCAATTGAGCGTGCATCAAGTTTCGTTTTAGCAATTATTTTAGCCATTATTCGTCCTCCTCTTCAAATAAATCCTCGAAAGAGATGTACTCTTTCTCTTCCTCCTCATGTTCTGTCGGTGTGTCTGGGTCATCTTCCTTTTTTTCAACAAAACGTGAAATATATTTGTCTCGCCACATTTTGTCATTTTCCTCGTATTTCTTTTTCCAGTCGTCAGCATCGGACGAGTCGATTGAGTCGGATATATCCTCAATAATCTCAATTGTTTCATCATCCTTTCTATCACCGACATATTTTCTTACTTTTTCAATAAGTTCGTCTTTTGATAATTTAGCCATTACCATTCTCCTTTCTTAAAATCGTCTGTGTAACATCATATAAACGGGCATAGGCTTTCTTGTTGATGGTGTAGGTGGTGTGGGTGGTGTGGGTGGTGTGGGTTTGCCGCTTAAATATTCAAACCAATTCTTTCCGTTTTGTATTCTTTCGTCAAGTGCTACAACTCCAGCTCGCTCACGTTCAAAACAGTAAGCCTTGACGGCTTCTTCAACGTTCGTTAGTCGAGAAAATTCTAAACCACTATAAGGATAACTTTTAGTCGGTATCCACTGGCCGCCATATCCTTCAAGTACTTCGGCATTAATAAGCTGACATTGTAAGTTGCCATCTTTCCAATCCTTACCTTGAGCACTTGCGTAGTTAGTGAGGTTTGCTGATGGCGTCCACTGAATAAGACCCCATCCACTAGATGCACTTTCTCTTTCTTTCAAGGCAGGGTTTAAGGTGCTTTCTCTCTGGATATTTCCGAGCATACCACATATACTTTCAAGTGTGTATTTTCCAGTAAAATAAGTGTTAAACTCTACAGCGTTATTTTTCATCTGCGCTTGTGTCAGATACTTCCTAGTACCTTCAATAACTACCCATGACATTAAATCACCTCACTAAGAAGTGCTTTCCATGTATTGTTACCACACTCACCATCATTTAAAAGGTTATGGTCTTTCTGAAAATTAATACATGCAGATACGCACCCTTTACCGTATTGAGTATCAATTGAGCCTGTATAATATCCTAACTTTGACATTAGTATTTCAAATACAGTAACATCGTTATTTTTAGTACCTTTTTTCAATAAAGACATATTTGCTAATTTCTCCTTTTTAAAATCAACAATTCTTTTAACAAGCACTAAGTCGTTTCGATGAGAAATATTAGTAATTGAAACACCCTTACCCTTGTTTGTTTTTGTGTTTTTACTGTTTCCTATCGACTCAATCATCTGTGTGCCGCTAATAGCAATTGCTATGTGAGTAATTCTCTCGGTTGATTTGCCAAAATAAAGTAAATCAGCACTTTGAATATTTGTTACTTTTTTGCCTAATGCTGAGTAGCCTTGCGCTGTAGTTCTTGGTACTTTCATGCCGCACTTATTCAGCACAGAAAATACAAAACCACTACAATCATATCCGCCCTCGGCTTCGGACTCTCCGCCCCAAACATATGGCTTTCCAAGATATGTTCTCGCTGTTGTTACAATATCACTACTTGTCATTTACATTAACCTCACTGTCAAGCCTATCGCAAAGTTTTTGAAGTACAACTGTATTATTGTTGAGTGCACCTGCGAACTTGTCGGTCTCTTCTTTATGTGCATCATTAATTTTATCAATGTAATAGCACATAATTAAACACATGCCTATGGGAAAGCCAAGTGTTGAAATCAATGTTGATAACTCGCTTATCACTGTGTTGACCTCCTTCCTTTTTTCTTATTATAGCATATTATCCACAATTTATCAACATTAATTTGACAAATTGTGGATAATTTGTTATAATATACTAAAGGAAGTGGATAAATGCAAGAAATAAAATACTATGACGGCACTAAGCTTTTAAGCATGAAAGATATTAATGGAAATGTACCAGAAATTTATATATCAACTTCGAATAGAACTGCCGGAAAAACTACATATTTTAATAGATACCTAATTAATCGGTTTTTAAAGTATAATGAGAAATTTTGCTTACTGTACAGATTTCAAGACGAATTAAAGGACTCCGCTGACAAATTCTTTAAAGATATACATAGTCTTTTTTTCTCAGCATACACCATGAAAGCTGTTCAAATCGGCAATAGTAAAATGTATGAATTATTTCTGTGCAGTGCTTACGATGAAGAGGATGAAGGAAAATCCTGTGGCTATTCTGTTGCTCTAAATTGTGCGGATAAAGTAAAAAAATATTCTCATTATCTAAGTGATGTATCAAGAATACTTTTTGATGAATTCCAATCTGAGACTAATCATTATTGTGCTGATGAAGTCAGTAAATTTATAAGCATTCATACTTCAATTGCTAGGGGTAATAATGCTCAAGTTAGATATGTTCCTGTTATAATGATTTCAAACGCTGTGTCTCTTCTTAATCCCTATTACACTGCTTTAGCTATCACTGAGAGATTGACCTCTGACGTTAAATTTTTACGTGGCGATGGGTTTGTTCTCGAACAGGCTTACAATGAAAGTTCCTCTAAGTTACAGGCATCCTCACTTTTTAATAGGGCTTTTAGCAAATCTAATTATGTGGCCTATGCCTCACAGAATGTCTACCTCAATGATAATAATGCCTTCATTGAAAAAATATCGGGTCAGAGTAGATATTTATGCACTCTTAAATATAAGGGTGAAGAATATGCCGTTAAAATGTTTGAAGAAGTTAGCATTGTTTATTGCGACAAGAAGGTTGACCCCGATTTTAAACAAAGAATTTCAGTCACTACAGATGACCACAATATCAATTTTGTAATGCTCAAAAATAACGGTTGGTTAATTGACTATATGCGTTACTTCTTTGATAGAGGCTGTTTTAGATTTTATTCTCTTGATTGTAAAGAGTGTGTTCTCAAGGCTTTAGCTTATTATTAACGGTATCTGCGTTAGTTATTTTTGTAACTTAGGTGTGAAAGGCTCTTTGAAATATAAGACATGCCTTTGTTGTTGGGTGTATGCCTACCCATGCATTAAGAATTAACGTTATAGATATATTAAAGAGACAGATGTTATTCTGTCTCTTTTGTTATCTCATTTTATATGTTGTCTCCTGTAATACTATCCCTCCTCTTATTCTCACTGGCCTGAGTTTCCCGTACACTTCCAATCCCTGTTTAAAATCTGCAAGCGTTCTCTTTGTTTTTAAAAATTCCTGTTGAATTGGTGGGTATTTCTCAAGTTCTTCATCTGTTACCCCCTCCATTGATTTAAGAAATAAATTTTTACACCTATCAGGCATTCCTGCACATTTTACATTATAGTATGGCTCATTAATTGGTTCTTCATCCTCATGTGTAACATGCTCAATATATGTTTTCTGACGAACAAAAATCGCCTCATCCCAAAAGCTCTCGAGCTTCCAACAACAAAAATTAGATGGATGTATTTTTATTCCTTTAATATTTTGCTTACTAGTACAACAATGAATGCTATCTGTGTCAGCATATACAAAATATTTGTAGTTTTGCTGTGCGGCTCGAATAGTAAAATTTCTGGCATAACTTGTTATTGCTGAACCTATCGGTATATACATAACTTTCTTTTCGTGTTCTTCAAATGTCGTAAATCCTAGTGAGCCATTGTCATTCTCTCTTGCTACTTTAAATGAGGATATATCCGAACTGCTAAGTTTTCCATATAAGTTATTTAAAAAGAGCTTTGCTAGTGTTCGCCTTGCCCCTGTACTATTTTGCTTAATTTTCTTATACTTATTAATATACTCGTCAAAAATTCCTGTTATAGTTCTAAAATAACATCCATCCAATAACTCAAAATCTACAAGGTCGTAATGCTCTTGTAACAATTCAAAATCCGTTTGAGTAAGTACCATTTCAACAATAGCTTTTTTAATATTTCCGTCAAAATCTTTGTACCATGGGCATGCATTTCCTGTATCTTTATCAACTATATCAGATGTTTCAAGCATTTCAGTAGCCTTATAGAAAAAGCTACCTTTAATCTGTATAAATGGTAATTTATTTTGTTTCAAGTAAAAACGTGTGTGAATACGAACAAAATAATAATATTTATCTGTAAGACATTTTGGTGGGATTTTACCTTTGAAAAAAACTGGTTGACCATATGGGTAATAATTTCCACTTTCTGAATGCATCATAGATGGGTACAAGCTATTAACATCTGCTGTGATACCCTCTCTGTAAATTCTGTTTTCACATCCTTTCTTTAGATAACACCAACCTCCCCTATATGAGTGTCTTATATACTCGTCAGCGTTTGTGTATTTATATTCAAGTGGGTTTAATTTAAACTGTGTTAAATCAGGGAAAAATGCTTGATAGTCTTGTTTGTCAACTGTAGCTTTAAATTCAGAGAGACAACATGAGCCGATAGTAAGTTTTAAGTGCCCATCTGCCTGCATGATTTCCAACGCTTCTTTAACTACTAGAACATCATTTGCAATATATCGTTTTTCGTCTTCTGATATTGGACAACCTGCATATCTAAGCCCCTTATACTCCATATTTAATTTACGGTGCTTTGTTTGAAAACTTTTCCCAATTTGCTCAACTGAAAACGGCAAGAGCTTCAAACTATCTCTAATCTCTATCAATGCATATGGCGTCTTGATAAGTATACTGTACCACTGCCCCATGTCTGATATTGAATATACAAAGGATTTTGGCGTTAAATCTTTTTCTTTTAAAAAGTGTACATCACTATCATTATTAGGGTTTACATAAAGTTTTTGTTCATATTTCAAATCTTGTAGTAAGAACGATAGCCAAAACGAACCATCAAACTTTAAGTTATGGTAATATATGCAAATATTCTGCTTTAAGTTATACAGATAATTATATGTCTCTCTTATAGAATGATGAATTTTAACATCCTCTGTGCCTAGCTCAACAACTGCTGATGCCCACACCTCCGTGAATGTCTGGCCTTCATATACGGTGGTTTCAAAATCACCTACCATATATTTCATTTGCTTTTTCATGTTTCGTCCCACGCTTCATCTCTGGCTATTGCGTTATCTATTTCTGCTTGTTCTGCATCGCTTGGTATATTGCCACTTATTAACGTATATAAATGCTCTACGGCTGTCCTTGATACAGCACTATTTGGATGATATTTAATTATAACTTCACAAGTTGCTAAAAAATCCTCGCTTGCCTGCCCTATGGAATACATAACAATGTCTCTGCCATACTTTTCAATTTCTGAGTTTAAAAGATTGTTTAACAAGTCTGCTGACTCAGATTGTTGTATACCTACATTTGCTATCATGGACTGTACTTTATCCCACACTAGTTTTGAAGCATCAAACATCTGTTGCCATTCTCTGTTTGACTTAATCTTCTCGTAATCGCTTTGGTCTTTTTTTCTTCTCCTAGTCTCCCATGCTTTCCTTGATGCTTCTTCTCTTATTTCTTTTTTTCTCTGTTCAACTGTTATTGGTTGCCCTGTTACTGCACTGATGGCATATGCCTTGCTATATAGCTGTGCAGGTCTAATCTTTGACAGCCTTCTTATTGAACCACTCGTAATAGTTTTTGGCTTTGGTGGTATAAGGTTGGGTTCAAACACATATCCTCTTTTTTCAGCGTTTCTAATAAATCGTTTAATTCGATTTCGCTCCTTATTATATTCCTTTATGAGCTGTGACTTCTTAGTTATCTTACCCATACACTTTATCCCTCCTATGTTTATAAGTAAAGGGGGGTAAAACCCCCCCTTATTAATAAATGCTCTAAATAATTAAAGTATCATTAATTGGTAAAATTTTCTACCACTATTGGATGTGTTCTCGCATACCTCTATAAGGGCATGTCCATCATCTGAAACGATATCTTCAAGCATTTCTAACGTATCATTAATAGTCTTAGATATGCTTGTAAAAACTGCTCCGTCTTTATCAACAAGCACTGATACTGTTACAGGATTTCCGTCCTTGTCAGTATCAGCATATTCGCCGACATTGACAACATCAATCTGTAATCCTTTCTCAATTTTCTGTGATGACGCCTTTGCATTAAATAATTCTTTCTTTGATAACATGATATTAGTCTCCTATTTTTACTGTGCTGTGTCTACTGTTTCTGTTTCGTTTACTTAGTGTGTTGTTACTTCCTCGGCTTCTTCTATATACTTACTAAGTGACATGGTATATGTTTTTGTGGCTAGCTCCTTGTTTGTGATTGCTGAGATTTTAAAGTTATCTGTTTCATACATTTTACGAATGTATTTAAACAGTTTATCTTCATCTTTTGGTGCTTCGCTCTCATAGATTGGAAATGTCATGGTCATGGGCTCGCACATAACTGTATCCATTCCTAGTACTGTGATGTTTAGTGTGCTGATTGTCCTTGTTACGCTTGGTTTTCTCATTTTTGTTTTCCTCCTTGTTTTTTGTAATGAGTTTGCTTTGTGTCTTAGTGTAACTTGTTGTAACATGCACCATTGGTGCAAAGACTAGTGGGTGGGTTTGCACCACCCGTCAGCTTGGTTACTGCTAGTTAATATTTATTAATAAATATGTTGTATTAGTGTTTTTTTCACGTGCTATACTTACATCGTGCACTAATTCATTTATTAACTCGGGTGGTATATTCTCGGATAAACCCTCGTATACAATGGCCTGTATACTATTATCAAAAACCTTAATTATCTCGTTATTTAATACTAAATATAAATTATAAAGTATCATCTTGTTAATCTCCTCCACTTTTTTCTGCTGTCCTTGTTAAATTGTAACTTCCTTACAAGTATTATCTTACCACATTTAACAGAAAATTTCAAGTACTTTTTTCAAAAAACTAATAAATTTCAATATAAAGTATACCTTCTCTTATTTCGTGTGCTTTAACAGGTCTATTCATATGCTGTATCAATTCACTAGTTTTCAAGCGCTTCCCATCTCTATATGCTTTTACTTCATAGTAGGGTAATACATTTATTAATTGTAATACATCAATTACCTTTGGTGTATGGTCATTAATATATTGAGAAATCATAATAATTGTTGTCATAACAAATGTCGCCATAACCATTCCTTCATATATGTTCATTTATTAATCCTCCATCACAATATAAAATTCGTTTCTTATAATGTCTATTTCCTTGACGGTTCTTTCAAGTAAATCAGATGTAACATGGACAGCTTTATCCATATATAACCATTGCCTACTCTCTGTTATGATATTCATATAGGCATTACTGTCAACAACGCTTTTTAAATCTTTAAGTTTCATTTAACTTATCCTTCCATTCTTTTACTTCTGCTATTATGATTTCTGCTAAAGCGTTGGCTGTGAGTTTAGTCTCAAGCAACCCGAAGGGCGCTTTAAATATGTGCTTATATCCGTCAGCGTTTATATAAAAGATTGTTGACGATATTGATGGTTCAATGTACGTTTCAACTCTGCAGTTATTGAACTCTGGCGCTGTTTCTATTAGTGTTTTCACTACTTCTAAATATTGGGCGTGCATGGTTTCTCCTTTCTCTCTACCAAAAAACTTTTGCTGGGTTACCCCGGCCGGGGTTGGTGTTGGCTTTCCTTTGTTTCTGTAATTATTATATCATATTTACGGAGATAGTGGTGGATAATCTTTTAATAGATTGTTAACAAATTGTGAACATTGTGGCTTGGGTCGGGGTGTTTGGGGGCGGTGACGGGTACTAGCTCGTACCCCTAACGGGGTACGAGCTAGTCACC